ACACTGACTTCGACACGCTCTTGGAAGACAATACGGGAGAGCCTGACTTTCCTTTTGAGTTCGACCTGATCCGGGAACACGTACCCGGCTTGGATCGGGGTAACTTGGGTATATTGTTTGCGCGTCCGGAAGTGGGTAAGACCACATTCTGTTCGTTCCTTGCCGCCTCGTACATACGACAGGGGTTCAAGGTTGTTTACTGGGCGAACGAGGAACCGGCAGAGAAGATCATGCTGCGTATCGCACAGTCGTACTTCGCTGTATTCAAGTCAGAAATGCGTGGCCCGATGCGTGAGGACTTTGTACGTCGCTACGCAGAGGAGATAGCACCCTACCTGACGATCATGGACTCGG